GCTGCTCCACCACCTCCTCCTCCTCCACCTCCACCTCCTCCTCCTCCTCCTCCTCCTCCTCCACCTCCTGGCGGCGGCGGTAGCGGTTTAGTTTCTTGCGTAAGCATTGGTTTTTATTACTGCAACGGCGCATCAGTTGTTGCAGGCGGAGCCGTGTGCGGAACAGATAATGGAGTTCCTTTTGGTGGCTGTACTACAAGTTCTTGTTGTTCTTATTGGCAAAGCCTTTCTGGAAATCCAAGTAACTGGATTTGTGGCGCATCAGGAAGCGTAAGTCAACCTAACTGCGGAGGAAGCTCTGGTGGTTGCCCAGCAGCTACAACTACAGGTGGAACTTGTTATTGTTCTTCTGCCGATATTTCTAATCCTTGTAGTCCTTGCACAAGTACATCTCAAACAGGTCCTTGTGGCAATAGGTACACAGGTGGACAGTATTGCGGAACTTTCTATGGAAGCTATTCAAGCACTAGAAGCGATGGAAATTGTGCATCAGGAACCAGAAACACTACTGTGTACGCATACTCAGATGCATCTTGCGATTACACTGTAGATGGAGCGTGCGTTCCTCAACCATCAAACAACTGTTCACAAACTACTAGTGGTGGAACTTGTTATTGCTCTTCTGCTGATATTTCTAATCCTTGCAGCCCTTGCACAAGTACATCACAGTCTGGACCTTGCGGTAATTACTACACAGGAGCATCAGTTCAAGTAAATTCTTATTCTTGGAAATGCACTACTTCATCTCCAGGAGCTGGTGTAGGTAACTGCGGATACACAGAATCTGCAACAAATGTTTCTGCTAGTGGTACCGGTTATAGCACTCAATGCATTTATAACAACACTAATGATTACCCAGCTTGCCAATCAACTGGAACTACCCCACCGCCACCTCCACCGCCACCACCAGCACTTGATTGCGTAACTTGCGCATTAGGAACATCTTCAGAGTCATGTCAAATTTACAACCCAACTTCTGGAACATTTACTTCTGGAACTAGAACAGTATGTATAACTAATTTTGGTTGCGATAACACTTATGGCCCTTGTATTGCATCAGGCACACCGCCTCCACCTCCTCCTCCGCCACCACCTCCTGGTGGTTGTTCTTTTCTATACACTTACACTGAGTACAGAGCGTCATGCGGTCAAACTGTAACCATTACAGTTACTTCTTGCGGTGAGTCTTTTACTTGCCCAAGTGCTCCTCCACCACCGCCACCACCACCACCGCCACCAGCAAGTTGTACTTGTAATTATGTAAACTATGGAACTTACCTTTACGCACCTGAGTGCTGTGCACCAGACTGCTGTCCAAATATTCCAACGGGTGGAGCGTATCAAGAGACTCCACCTCCTCCTCCACCACCTCCTCCTCCACCACCGCCACCACCGTCTGAACCTCCTCCACCTCCTATAGACCTACCTCCTCTTCCACCTCCTGGAATTAAATCAATTGGTGTAAACACTTTTTTAAGAACCCCAGACGGATTAGTTGTTGCCGGAAGTATTGAGGTAGGAGATGTCCTACTATCTGCTGATATTGAAGGCTTTCCTTATGAAGACTTACCTGGGTCTACTTTGGCTGCCATAAATTGGTCAGATAAAAATCCAGTGTTTACTACCGTGGAAACAACAGTTACGAGTATTACTAGAAGAACTGCTGCTAGAGGTGTGGTAATAAACAATGATTTGTTCTCTGACACACACTATGTGTTAGTTAAAAAAGGAGCTAAAGCACTGTTTGTTTTGTCTACAGAAGTTTCGATTAGTGACAAGGTATACAACTATCAAACCAGTAGTTGGGAAGACATAAAGTATCTTAAAACTGGTGACATACCCCATGAGGTTGTCTCAATAGACTGTGAACCATACGATGTGTTTTACACTGAACACTTATTGGTGCATGATTCTGTAGATATTTAGGAGACCTAACAATTACGACTACTATATCTCCAATAACAATTGATGGTCACTCTATGATGAACTTGTCCCAATATCCTACAGAGCTAGGCGATTCTTGGATTCACGCTTGTTTTGTAAATCATGAATTTGTTAAACTATCTATAGGACTTTACAAAAATAACAAATATCCAAACGGAACCATTATATTTTCTCAGTTTACTCCAAACGAATACCCTGACATGTATACGATACAAGCCCCTGACCAAAGAGGCTCCTACACAGAGCTTAACAAAACTGTTGAGTCAAATAGAATGTACACAAATCCTATATATAGAAGACGTGGGTATTGGAAGTTCTTAGCTAGCGTATTGCGTTCAGTATTTTATAACAATGCTGGGGGCATACTTTTAGAGGGAACTAGAAACAGAAGTCCTATAACTAATAGACTATACGGAACACTAGTCAAACTAATGAGTCATAACAACCCTAATAGCCCAACTCCTGGGGGTAGAGTTTCCATGCCTGAACAAGAGCCTCCTAGAGACCCGGCAACCCCTGTGATATGGTTTGGTCAAAGAATTGGGGGATTTAATGGGTAACCTAGAGGAAGTCCTGTTAAATAGGGAACTGCAGCCTTTTAAAGTATTTATAGGGGCCTCTGACCCTAAAAACATATTAGAAGCAGTAATAAACAAGGTGTACCCTCCTGATGAAGTTTATAAATTTAACAGTGGTGTAAAAGCCGATTTTCTAGGGCACATTCCTGTAGAAAACCCGGATTCAAAGAATTATTTTGGCGCCTACAATAGGAATATTAACAAGGCTTTGCAGGTAATTAGAGGCCTACTTATTGAAGCCCTTCCCTACTATGATTTAAGTAGCAAATCTGGTTACTATCTTTCATCAGATTATTCAGACAATGTAAGAACTGATGTCTGGTATGACATGGGTGGAGTGAGCGTCCCTTGTTTTTCTGGCGTTTATTTTATTGAGTCTTCTGAAGAGTCTATTACCTCTGTTAATGGAGATAAATATTCCACTCCTAAAGGAACTATCCTTTTATTTGAAGCTGGAAAACGAATTATATACGGGGAAGAAAACGTTAAAATTTTAACGTTTAGCATAGCTCCCATACCTTTACTAGAAAAACAGTACCCTCAAAAATGGCTACCTCTTTTATAACAGTGGTATACAATTAACTTATCAACGTATAGGAGAACTACATGGACCAATTACCAGAAGGCTCAAAACGAGTAGGGTTTGTATTAGAAGGCGAAGTTGTTGAGTTTATTGGAACACCCGCACGTTTAGGGTCAATCCTACTTAACAACCCAACAATCGTAGACCTAACAGACAAACCAGAGGTTTCTGTTGGTTGCAGGCACTCGGACGGAGAGTTTGATTGCTCCCCTCTTAAAGAAGAAGAGGCTAAAAAGAGGACTGTAAAACCTTGGGACATGTTAAACAAAGACAACTATACAGATGAAGAAACCGCTCAAAATAGATTTGAAACATGTTTAAATTGTGAGTTTTTAATTAAACTAACTAAAACTTGTAAAAAATGTGGTTGTTTTATGCAAGCAAAAACCAAGTTAGCAGACGCCTATTGTCCTGTTGGAAAATGGGGAGCAGTAGCTAGGAGCTCATCATGATTTCTCAAAATCCTAATTTTGTTTCACAAGAAGAACTTAACTTACTAGTTAACTACGCTCTTAAATTAAACGAATCTGACAAGTGGGACAAGTCTGACCCATCACCAAATTGGCATAATAGATACGTACATGCTGGAACTCTAGTCGCTGATAAAGAAAACTTTGGTAAGTCAGAAGACCTATTGGTATACAAAACTCTTGTTGAAATAAGAATGAGAATTAAAGACCACATTATAAAAATTAGAAACTTAGGGGTACCTCTTTATTCAGACACTCTTCAACTAGTGCGTTGGTTACCTGGTAATGAGCAGTTACCACATGCTGATTCAGAAAACCAAGACGGCACTCCACATCCTTATGGCTGGCGTGACTACGCATCTATTGTGTATTTAAATAGTGAATACGAAGGCGGAAAAATATATTTTCCAGACCACGAATTGGAATTAATTCCAGAACCAGGGACCATGGTTACGTTTCCTGGAAGCACCGAATATATGCACGGAGTTTCCAAAGTAACTTCTGGGTTGCGCCTAACTGTTGCTTCTTTTTGGACTTTAGACGCCAACCATGCGGATAGACTTCCGATTTAATAAATGAAACCCCCAAGTATAAATAGTGAGGGTTTTGAAGTTCCAACTAACACTCTTGTAGTGGTGCCTAACCGTGGAATTCAAAAGGAACAAGTTTCTCCGCTACTAGAGTCTTTAGACGGAAATTTTAAAAGAGATTGGTTTACAGACCATTTTTATTACTGTTTACCTTTAAATATTGGAAATCAATATGGGTTCATAGTGAAAGCTGAAATAGATTTTTCTGTTTATTGGACCGGAGACGTAAACCCTCACGGAGTAACGGTTGACTACGTAGACGAGAAGCCAACAGTTCAAAAATACGACGGGCATTTTGGTTCAGGGATAGTAACAGTTCAAAACTCGTGGCATTATAGGACTCCTCCAGGAGTTAACTTAATGACAATTTCCCCGCCTAACTTCGTTAAACACGGCATAACTCATATGACGGGTGTTATTGAAACTGATAACTTACAAAGAGATTTTACTTTTAATTTAAAAATGACTAAGCCAGGTATTAGGGTGAACTTTAAAGCTGGTGAACCTATAGGTGCGTTTATACCAATACCTAGATATTTTGCAGACGAATTTTCAATAGCATTTGACAAAGACTTATTTAATGATGACGTTATTTCTGAAGAACACAGGACAAACGCTGAATACGGAAGATTAAGAACTTATGAAGATGTTCTTAAAAACCACACAGCTGGTCGTCTTTATTTTAAAGGTATAGACGCTTGGGGAAACCCGTATGACGACCATCAAAAACGGTAATTTTAGTAATAAACTAGCGGCTTAACTGCAATCTTTAAACGTCTACGCATAAGGCGTCTCTCACGTTCAACAGTGCCAGCCCAAAAACCTTGAACAGCGTTTTCTAACGCATACTGTAAACAAGGTGTTTGGAACTGGCAACTATTGCATATCTTAGTTAATACAGGTTTTATTTCTATAGTTTCAGAACCAGTTTCGGGGAAAAACATGTCTCCGTTTACAGTAGCGCAGGGTTGCGTACCGTCAAAACCTGGTGCTTTAGCCATATTACTCCTTATTGTTTTTGGTATTAAATATCGCTGGATATTCAAGCAAGAATTGCTTAAACCGTTCTCCTTCCAAATATGTCCAAGAGGACCAGTCTTCTCCTCCTTGGGTCATATGAAACGCTATCTGAGCGTTTTTTACAGGATTAAATAAATCAGCGTTAGTCGCTAGAGAGAACTTTTCTCTCCTATCCTCACCGAGGCTGCCTAACATGTTTATTTGAAAAATGCCGTAAGAGTTGTCCCCTGTACTAGCATTTTTGTTGTGCGCTAAAGGGCGTCCATTGGATTCCTTTTTAGCTACAGCCCACGCTGTCTTAAGCGCAGACCCTTTAAATCCGACAAGAGTCAAAAGTTCCTTTAACTCCGTGTCCGTGAGTGAGGTCTTATCTGAGTAATCACTTAGTGTAACTACCTGGACAGAACCCATATCTTTTGCATCTGCAAGCTCGGATGCGGCTTGCGATGAGCCAGTTGCGTTTACTGTCATCACGACTACTAAAACCATGGACATTGCCATGGCTCCTAATCCTTTTGACTCTGGCGCTATGTTCTTAAACAAAAGCATTTGATTTCCTCCTTAGTACAAGGAAACACTGAGTTACGTATATATGTCAAGTTGAATAGCATGACAAGGGTGTGTTTTTATGACAAACTTTTTTCTACACTGCGTATAACGCTCTTTAGACAGGAAACACCCAATGACAGTTTTACAGTGGGCTCAAACTTTAGCTAGTTTTGCTACGTTTGCATTATTTACAATTACAGTAACTAATTGGTTACTAAAGAGTTGGTTAAAAGGGTATTTGTCCGAATTGAAACCAAATGGTGGTAGCTCGATGAAGGACCAATTAAATCAAATTAGTAGAGATGTAACAGAACAAAAAATTGCAATGGCACGCTTAGAGGGACGGTTTACCCAACACATTGAGGAATCTTCAAACTAGTTGGGCTTGACATCAGGTTCTAAATCAGGCAGACTAATTGTGCAGGCACTACCTAGTTGTGCCTCGAAAGGTAGAGAAATAAATGAATAAAGCAATGTTGGCCTCATGGTCACGTTCGTTCTTGGCTGCAGCACTTTCCGCATTTGTTGCCACAGGTGGAGATGTATTTAGCCTTGACCTAGACGGAGTAAAAGCTATCCTCACCGCAGGTGTCGTAGCAATTCTCCCAGTACTACTTCGTTACCTAAACCCTTCCGACGCAGCATTCGGCACAGGAGCCAAGTAAAAACATGAAATGTGTAAACTGCCCAAATAATGCTGAGTTCACTCTGGCGGACAAAGGTGCTAACCCAATAAGTTACTGCCCGCTGTGTCTTCCACCGCATCTACAGGTGCGAGCATTATCTGGGCAGTTACCACTAACTGGAACTTCCAAACCTGGAAATGCTACGATTGTAGAAGAGCCAAAGAAAACAACTAAAAAAGCAGCAAGTAAACCTACAACTACAGAAGTTACTGTAGAATCTACTGAGGAGCCAACAGAAGAGGAAGCATGAAAATAACACGGGTAAAAGCTGTTCAAGCCCATCCCGTGCCAGAAAAGGCTTATCAAGCTAAAGGACCTTTTCCAGACCACCTCTTTAGAGAATCAAAGATAGTATTTGATTACGAACCAGAAAATGATGAAAATGGAAACAATCTTCCTCTAGGAGCTACGGCTCAAAATAATTTTAAACCCCCTAAGTATCTTAGGTGCAAAGCCTGTCATGCTAGAGTTGTAGAAGAAGAAGCTGCTTTGCATGAATGTGAGAACTAATGGCTAAGAAAAAACCTACCCTCCCGTCTTGGGAAGAGATGTCTGCTGGGTATACCTCAAACTTTATTGACGAACTTTTAAAAGACCCCAAAGAGAACGACCCTGAGTTTCAAGTTATTGATGGTGGACCTTCTATGCGTACCACTACAACAAGTAATCCATCTAAACCAAGAACTTTAAAAGCCGGATACGACTTTAAGACCAACACAATGACGGTTGTGTTCAGAGACGGCACTTGGTGGGACTACCGAGGAGTCCCTGAAGACGTTTGGTATGACTTTGTTAACGCCCCTTCCAAAGGAGTATTTTTAAGAGAATCTGGTTTAGACGGTTGGGGAGATATGGGGCCTTCAGATGTAACCCGTATGCCAAAGCATCGTAGAGAGCAAATGAATGACATCTCAGAGTTTTCAGATTATATGTATGGGTCTAAACCTAAGATTCCTACTTTGGATGAGTACTTATTCGGAAAACAGGAGTAGATGAAAACATTCGGACCACTATACGTAGATGTGATTCAGTATTACCACCGCCACCTCCTACCAATAGTAGAAAAAGGTTGGACTCAAGAAACCGACTTCCCCTACAGAAAAAGCAAAGTTTGTTTAGTTTTTAGGGTTCCCTTTACTAAACCAGGTTTAGTAGTAGGTCTATGGAATAAAAATACAAAAGTAATATTTGAAGAGGATGCCGACCTTCTTTTGGCAAACGCTCTTGGAGCCCGTAATATGGGGCTCTCTACAGAGGAGATAGACGAATGGTAATTAGACGTAAAAAGAATTGGGACAAGCCCTTTTCTGAAAAGGTAGCTAAAAGAGTATCTAAGATACCTTCTGGGGAACTTTTGATTTGGTCAGACCAGATTCTGTATGAGTTAAGCCGTTGTCTTTCAGTTTATGAAAAGAACCGAGACCAAGTTTACTTAGACGAAGCCCTTACCGGAGCTGAAGCTATCCACGCAGTTGTTGATGAGTTGCACAAAAGATTATCTCGCATTGAGTAACTACATTTGTATGCTAAAATTATATCCGCCAACTCTCTCCTTCTCTCCCGTGTGGCAGCGGCAGCCCTGGACTTTAAACCCAGGGCTTTCCGTCTTTAAAGGAGGTACGAATGTTTGAAGAAAATCTTGACCTT